TAGAGGATGAAGATGGCAGCGAGTGAGCCGCTTCACTTTCGTTGCCTTCGTAACCTCAGGCGCAGGCTTGAGGATGTAATCAAGGCAAACCTCAAGCCTCCGCCCCGGCTCAATCTGGTTGAGTGGGCGGATACCTTCCGGTACCTGCCTGACAACTCAGCAGAAGCGGGTAAATGGCGCACAGATCGCGTCGAAGCCGCCCGCGCCCCGATGCTGGCCATCACTGATCCTGATGTTCAGGAAGTCACGGTCATGTGCTGCATCCAGCTGATGAAGACCGAATTAATGCTCAACGCGGCCCTGTACTACATGCACCAGGAGCCGTCACCGATCATGTACGTGGCGCCGAAGACGGAAACCGCCGAAGCATGGTCCAAGGAGCGACTGGTTAAATCGGTCACCGCTACACCAGCCGTGCGGGATATCTTCAGCAGCAACCGCCGGGGGCAGGGTAACACCATCCTGCAGAAACAGTTCCCGGGTGGTCAGATCTCGATTGTATCGGCTCGAAACCCGACTGACCTTGCCATGCGTGCCTGCCGCATCATGCTGTTTGATGAGTGCGACAAGTACCCGATGAACGTGGGTGCCGGAGAAGGCGGATCTGGGGGTGAAGGTGACCCGATCCAAGTGGCATGGGGCCGTGCCACCACCTATGGCCGTCGCGCCAAGAAGATCACAGCTTGTTCACCTACGGTCGAAGGTCGGTCCCGCATCCATCAGGAATACCTGAAGTCGAATCAGTGCGTATTCCACCAGCCGTGCCGTCATTGCGGCCATTCGGAAGAACTGGACTGGTATCGGCACGTCAACATTCCGGAAGACCAGGACGGCAACCTGCTGCCGGACAAAGCCCGTATCGTTTGCGGCGGTTGTGGTACTGAATGGAGCGAAAGCGACCGCTTTTGGTCGATCGCAAACCATGACTGGGTGCCGAAACGCCCCGAAATTACCCACCACATGGGCTTCAAGGCTTCCGCCCTGGCATCGCCGTTTATCTCGGTGGTGGCACTGGCGCGTGAATATGTGGACGCGAAAGACAGCCCGCAGGCCCTGAAAGCCTTTACCAACACCCGGCTGGCTGACGTGTACCGCGAAAAAGGCGACGCACCAGACTGGCAGCGCCTGTATGAACGCCGCGAGACCTGGCCGCTGGGTAACGTACCGGCAGGCGGGCTGATGATCGTATGCGGTATCGACGTTCAGAAGGATTACCTCATCTTTGAGGTGGTCGCGTATGGCCGCAAGAAACGCAGCTGGTCCATCGATATCGGCGTGATTGAGGGGCACATCTCGACCGACAGCACCAAGGAAGAGCTGAGTAAGTTCCTTGAAACCCGCTACACCAACCAGCACGGCATCGCCATGCCGATTGAGCTGGCGCTGATCGACTCATCCAACGACACCCAAGAGGTTTACAACACCGTTGCCCAGATCGGCACGCCACGGCTCCGGGCCATCAAAGGTGTGGGCAGCCTGACCACCATGATCGGCACGCCCAAGCCGGTACAGATCAGCATCGACGGCATCCGTAAGGACGGCGGCATCAAGATGTGGCCGGTGGGCGTCAACGTGCTGAAGGAACAGCTCTACAAGTGGCTGCTGCTGCCGCGCCCGACTGATGAGGCACTGGCTGAAGGCTCTGAATGGCCGACAGGCTATTGCCACTTTCCTGAGTGGGGCGATGACTACTTCAAGCAGCTGACCGCCGAAATACTGGTGGAGCGTGCCAACAGCCGCGGTTACCTGGAGCAGGTATGGGAACGCATCCGCGACCACAACCACTACCTCGACTGCCGTAACTACGCCCGTGCCGCCTCTGCCATGCTGGGGCTAGACCGCATGACCGAGGACGACTGGCAAGAACGCGAAACCCGGTACGGCAAAGAATCACCGGAAGGCGCAGCGCCGACCTCAGGCACCACCCCCCAGAAGGTACCGGCCACACCCACCGCCACCCCGCCGCGCAAGAAGCGCCCATCGAAATGGTTTAAGAAGCGCTGACCGGCTGACTTGTATTCGACCGCAATCACCGGAGACTCGAAAGCCTGCATACGAGCAACCACCCAGATAGGAACATAGCCATGAATGAAAACCAGATCGAAAGTGAAATTCAGGATAAGGGACTGACTGCCCCACGCCTTACTCCAGCAATGATTGATGCCGAGATAATTGATGAGGATTACCACGTATTCCCCGGCACCACTCTAACAGTCTGCTGCCTTACGTTGCGGAATGGATTCACTGTTACAGGCGAAAGTGCGGCAGCGAGCCCGGAAAACTTCGACAAGGAGATCGGTCGAAAGATCGCCCGTCAGAATGCCAGAGAAAAAATATGGCCGCTTGAGGGCTATCTGCTGAAAGAAAAGCTGCGGTATATGCCCGACCCGCTGTGAACGCACAAAAGAGGCCTAGCTGAATGACCACCTTCACCCACGAACAGCTCGCCAACCTCAAGAAAGCCTATGCCCGTGGCGTTATGCGCGTGCGCGAAGAGGATACATGGGTTGAATACCAGTCCATGCGGCAGATGGCGCAGGCCATTGACCGGATGGAAGCCGAGCTGGGCATCCAACACGCCAACCGCCCGCGTGGAGTGCGCCGGGTACGATTCGGGACGCTGAAATGAACCTGATCGATAAGTGGTACGAAGTCACCAACCCCAAGAAGGCCGTTGACCGGCAGCGTCAGCGCATGGTGCTGGATGAGCTGCGGGCCTACAACGCCGCACGCCCCAACCGTGGATCGACCGGCTACAGCCGCCGGGGCGGACGGGCAGCGGAAGAGGTGGCGCGTGGTCACCGTGGCCTTGCCGGTGGAGCTCAGGATCTGGTACGCAACACCGCAATAGGTAACCGCATCAAGGCGGTGCTGGCCAGCAACATGGTGGGTGACGGCATCAAGCCCGACTATATCGGCGGCAGCACGCGCCGGGTGGAGAAGTACAAAGACACCTTCGAGGCCTGGGCCAACTCGCCGCTGTGCGACTACGAACACCATTACAACTTCTGGGGCCTGCAACACCTGTGGGCGGCCTCCGTGGTTGAGTCCGGTGGTGTATTCGTGCGCCGCATCATCAACAACGCCATGGCTTTCCCGCTGGTGCTGCAAACGCTTGAGCAGCAGTACCTGGACGAATCCAAGTCCGGACTGACCGACGATGGCGGCGAAATCTTCAGCGGTATCGAGTACCGCAAAGACGGCAGTATCAAAGGCTACTGGCTGAAAACCAAGCTGGTCGGCAACTTCTACCGCGAAGAAAGCGAGTTCTTCCCGGCGGATGACATCATCCACATTTACTGGAAGGACCGCCCCGGCCAGCATCTGGGCGTCAGCTGGCTGCACCCGATTGCTGATCTGGTCGATATGCGACAGGAGTGGCGCGATGCCGTGCTGATGCAACAGCGCATCGCCGCCTGCTTTGGTGTCATCGTCAAAGAGCCTGCCGGTGATATGGGGCTGGGCAGCAAGAACAGCACCCTGCGAGACGAAGACGGCCAGGCCTACTCCGAAATGGAGTCCGGCATGATCGCCTATACCGACTCCGGCACTGAAGTGACTGTGGTCACACCGCCAAACCTCAGCCACACCACTGACTTCAACGCCGAAGTGCTGCAAGACATTGCCGTGGGCGTTGGCGCGACCCGGGAACAGATCACCGGCGATTTCAGCAAGGTTACTTGGGCATCTGGACGGCTGGCGCGGGGTGAGTTCTACACCAACCTCGACCGCTGGCAGAACTTCATGCTGCTGCCGGCGCTCGACCGGGTGCACAACTGGTTCGATGACCTCTACACCATAAAGTTTGGCCCCGTATCGGCCAAGCAACGCAGCTGGATCCTGCCGCACCGCTCAGCCGTCAACCCGAAAGAAGAGCTGGACGTGGATATCAAGAAGGTCCGCACCGGTGCAATGACACCCCAGCAGTTCACCCGCAAGCACGGCATCAAGTTTGAAGCGGCCATTCAGGCCTGGAAAGAAGCCAAGGCCACCATGGGTGACCTGCCGTTTGACTTCGACCCGAGCAAATTCAGCTCTGCCGGCAACCAGCTCGACAACAACGACTCGGCAGAGCTGAATTTGC